CTGCCGTCATGACATAATGTGTAGATACATCCGCATCTTCATACATTGCATCTTTTACGCAATCTTCGGAGCAATAATATTTATTATTCCAAACAAGTGCACCATCACCTGCATATATCATTCTTCCACAATATTCACATTCTACTGGCTTATCATCTTCAAATCTCATTTCAATCTCCTTTTCTTGTATTCCTTGCTTATTTTGCGTTATTTCGGCGTTTTGATGCTTAGACGTATATTTTATTGTCTAAGCATCAAAACCACTGTTTTAGCCGTTTTCTTTCTCTGTATTCAGTGCGTTTCTTGCGTTCTTTAATCGCTCCGATGCCTTCTGTCTTTGTTCTTCACTCATTTTTCTTGGTGGTGATATTCTCACCCACCTTGCAGGTACATGGAACAATTCAGAATTAACAATCTCTACGTCCTGCGGATATTCTTCTGCAAGGCGTGTTAACTTGTTGTTTAGAGCTGTATTCTCGGGAACTGTGCAGGTCGCTGTCTTGTCACCGATTACCCATTCGATTGCATATTCGTTTGTTTCTCTCATTTTTTCTCCTTTTCAATCTCTTTTTTAATCGGGGATTTATATTTCCCCGATATAATCCAACTCATACTGTTCACATTCTTCGGTGGTTAACTTCCTGCTGTATGTTAATTCGCTGTAATACTTGCCCTCTGTGTCCTGCCATTCTTCCAATCCGTTCATCGGCTGACAACCGATTGAAAATCCTCTTAATCTCATACCGTATTTATACATATTCACTTACCTCCTCCACCTTTCATCAGGGCAAGCACTCGTGTAAGCATACGGCGGTCTACTGCCTATCTCATGCGCCCTGTTCTCATGTGCGTCTCTTACTCTTGCAACCCTTAACGTCTTGTTACCCTTTGTTATCGTTGTAGCCGTCCTCAAATCAATGGCGGTTGCGACCATTGAGGAGCTGGCTGTCGATGTGTGTTCGATGGTTCTCATTTTCAATCTCCTTTTGTATCTCTTGATTACATTATTGATTATACTATATATTTATTCCGATGTAAACTTATATTTTACTATACTTGTAAAAATCATCACTTCTCCAGTATCACGATTGTGAGAATGAATACCGAAACGATCACAGCAAGCGGCAATATTTCGAATACTTGTTCTAGGTCTTCAATATTCATTCCCTTATATCCCCTTTTAGGTTCCCTTTTATGTTTCTCCAAGAAAATCTAAATCATACTGTTCACACTCTTCGGTGCTTAACTTCCTGCTGTATGTTAATTCGCTGTAGTATTTGCCCTCTGTGTCCTGCCAATCTATTAGTCCATTCATCGGCTGACAACCGATTGAAAATCCTCTTAATCTCATACCGTATTTATACATCTCAACCTCATTTAATTCATTTCTTTTTCATATAATTCTATCAATGTAAATTGATGGTCTTTTTCTTTGGTTCTGTCTTTTCGTAATCTGTAACCTAATCTTCTGTATTCATCATAAACAGGCTTCCATATTATTTCACATTGTTTTCGTTCCGCAGGAAAATACTTTTCCAAAATATCTAAATCATGCTGGATGTCTAATGCAAAAGGACATCCTTTACAGCCAGTTCTATCAAAATTATAAGGTGGTTTATATATGTCACAAATCTTTATATTATATTCAGATATTAGCCATTCTTCCCAAGCTTTGGTAACAGGTGCTAAAGGATGAAATGATAGAACTTTACCATTATTTCTAAATGCCAAACATTTTGTTGTAGACCTTCTACCTCCCTCAGAAGGCATAATGCCAAGTATTCTACAACTCTTATTATTTTCTTTCGCCCATCTATTCAATGGTTCTTCTTTCATTCTCAAGCAACATTTATCACTTATTTTTAAGTGTTCTTTGAACTCGTCTGTAAATTGGTACCTTAAAATTGTAGGACAGCTGTACCTAGTACCATATACATCTCTTTCACCCAAGTACCTAGGAACAGTAATACAGTCCATTCCATGTCTATTATATATATCCACAATCTTTGAATGTTCCTTTGACTTAAAGGGATAACCCTCTCTCTCTAGCATAGTTTTAACTGGCACACTAGGTTTTATAATAACCACTCTATCATCAGTCTTTGCCATATCAAAAACAAAATCTCTAACCATATTTAGATCTATCCCAGTATTTGCATACACTCTAGGAATTTTGTTTTCGGGTACTGCCATATCAACTAACGCTGATAGAACTGTCGAATCTTTACCACCGCTAAAAGATATATAAAAGTTTTCCTCGCCATATTTATTTATTATCTGTCTTATTTTTTGCAATCTATCCTGCAATAAAAATTCATTATCTGTCATGTTTTCCTTTTCCACAACATTCTTTCATTGTTCACTTTCTCCTCTATTTGGGTTCGAAAAACACAATTCCTTGTCCTTGCATATCCATATAGCAACCATTGCCAAATTGGAAATTCTTCAAATTTCCTCACCTTTTTAGATATTCCTCTATCGCCTTTTCTACTTCTTCCTCGTTATCACATACCTGCAATAATCTTTCGATTTCTCTTTCACTCATTTTGACACCTCTCAATCTCCTTTTGTATGGGGTGATTTCTCACCCCTCTGTTAATTCTTCAAAATACTTTATAGCCTGTTTTGCAAGCTCTATCTGTTTCTTTTTCAGCCAACCTATAGGCTTGTAATTTAATGCTTTCCTGCATCTGTCTAAATTATTAACGCCGTATGATGCGCAATCTCTTAATAAATCAAGTTCCTGTGCATCTTCAATCCTTATCGCTTTCAGCGTTTCGGGTATGATTTCATATCCATCGACTTGTGCAAGTGGTATATATCCATCTACCATGTTTTTACCGATGTTCCATATCTCATATCCTGTCGGGATTTTATTTACTACTTCAAATCTCCATCTTTCTGTTGCAATTATCATTTTGTACCGCCTTTCAATCTCCTTTTGTATCTCTTGATTACATTATTGATTATATTATATGTTTAATCTTTTGTAAACCATCATTTTACTTATTTCAGCATTAATTTTTGACTTACCTGTGCAATCAGCTTTTGAACATCGGGTTTCACCTGTCTGTCGGTCTTTTTCCTCTGAATGACCTGCTCATAGATCATACGGAAATTCGCTCTGTCAACCTGTATGTTCTCACTCATGCAGATTTCCTTGAATCCTAATCGTCGTGTGACTTCCTCTGTGATTTCGTCCATGCTTGCGTATGCTTCATCTTCTCGATACATACCGAAATATCTTACAGCCTTTTCGACCTGCTCCCATGCCTTGCCCCAATCTTGCATTTCTCCTTGGGTGATGTTTGCGCATCCCTCACGAATATCTGCTATTGTTGGTGGCCACTTGTTTGTAGCCACCCACTTTTGTAGAAACAGTTCTGCGGTCTTGTAATCTATATCATTCAGAGTCCTATACCATAAATCGACCGACTGTTTATTCGGAAACAGATTGTCTTTCGGAAAATATGTTTTTAATGCCATCGCAAATATCCCAAACTCTTTTTCGCTCACCACTGGACCTCACTTTCTGCCTTGTAGCGCTTCAATCGCCGCCTGTCTTTCAATCAGATCCTTCATGCTCTTTCCTCCAGTCATACGCCACCCACGACAGCACCTCATACGGTGTATATCTGCCTTTTAGTTCTGCCGCCTTGATCTGGTACTCAAGCAACCATGTCCATACTGCTTTCGTATAGGCATCGGATAGAGGTTCTGACTGTGCGGATGGCAATGGCTTTATCCTTTCACCAAGTATTTGCATTATTCTTTCATACAGCTTCTCATCATATTTACAATTACCATCGCATCCTCTATCTGTATGCATTGGATTTTCGCACATTTCGCATCTGATTTGTTCATCGATTCCTTCTACATCAATCGCCGCCTGTCTGCTGATTAAATCGTTTGTCATTCTTGTTTTCCCCTTTGCTCAAACCCTAATCTGCCATAATAAGGCTGAATCGTTTTTAATATTTCATTGCATATTCTTCTGTATTCTTTTTCTATACTCGCATCTACTGTTGCCCTTTTATATGTTCTTGAAATATTTCCGTTTTTAGCCTCTTTTTTCTCTTTGTTATTTGTAGCCCAATCCGCAATATCAAAAATAGATTTCCTTAATTCCTGACAAATGTAACAATCAACCAGTCCTAATTTTTCCGCTTCTTGCTCCAAAATTGCACCTTTTCGATTTTCCCTAACATCATATCCAGATGCTTTTAATTCTGATATCAATTCGTTAATTTCATCTTTTGACAACTTGTCCAACATCATTTTTCTTCCTCCTTATTTCAATTTAGCCTTGCCTGTCTGCTGATTAAATCACTCATCATCTTTCCTTTCTGCGCCTGCGCAAAACCATCCATCTGGTATTGTTTCGCTTATTGGATATCTGTCTGCCATGCACTGTACAACCACAGCGTTTGCAACATATTCTGAATCGTACTCTCGATAATGCTTACATTCTGTACACCGAATGATTTCCGGCTGTGCGGATGGCAAACTGTTAATCCAATCATCAAGCCGCTTTTTATTGCTATCCGTTCCCATGCGGTACATAAGGTGCATATGCAACGCATCAATCGCCGCCTGTCTGCTGATTAAGTCATTCATTTCTCACCCTCACTTTCTGCCTTGTCTATTATCCTCGCTACCTCGACCAACACATCTACATTCTCAAAGTTAGCCAACTCCTTAATATCTTCCTTAAGTTTGTCTAATACATCTACAATGAATGCATCCTCAATCGCTTTAACCTGTTCCTTGTTATAACCGCTGCTATATAAATAATTTATTGCTTGTTCTCTGTTCATTCCTTATCCCTCTCTTTCCGTATATCCCGCAAACTTCCACAGGTACTTATCCGTATATTCCTCTGTCTCAATTCCATGAAGCCAAGGCCTTGTTTTGGGATTAAGATTATCCCATCTCTTAACGTATTCATCAGAGTAGTTATAGCTTGCTTGTTCCTCAAAATGTTCATCGCGAATGAATACAACCATTACGCCCTTATCGGTTATGTGAAAATATTCAACATCACACATAAGATGATCGAAGAAGCCCTCTTCGTTTTCATCAACGTCCATAGAAATCATCTCTGATCTTGTTCCCCTTGCAATCGGTATATTTTGGTCATAGGCATTAGTCAGATATATCGAAAACACTTGCATATACTGCGCTTTCGATACAATGTCGTAAAGTTTCATTCCTGCACCTCTCTTTCATGTACCCATTGATTTATCAGGTCATAAGACTCATTCAACTGTTCTGTGACCTTATTACTTGATGTATATCCGTTGTTATTTGCTCTGTTTTGATGCTTTCGCTTGTTTTCTTCAACGGCATCTGCAACCCATTTACGAATGCATAAATAATGGTTATTTGCCTTGTAATTGCCTTTCATCTCCATGTATTCATCAAGAAATGTTATGCACTCACCTGCTTTAATATCTCCGTATTCATCGCATAACTTCTTGTATTCATCATCTGTAAGTTTTACATGCTGATATACACCATATATCTGTTTTGCAGGTTTTGACTTTTTCACGCTTTTAGTGTTTTGTGTTTCAGCGTTTAGCGTTTCAGTGTCTTGTGTATTAGCGTTAAGCGTATTAGTGTTAAGTGTATTAGTGTATACGCTATTATCCATAGTGTATGCATACGGTATAGATACGGTATCATTACCGTTTAACAATTCTGATAAATACCGCTTAAACTCAGCATCTTTGACCATTTCTATTTCACGCTCCAAAGCTATTCTTAGCTTTGATGATTCTGTCCAATTATATTTTGACCAGTTAATAATGATCATTTCTTTTGTATCATTGCTGTACTTAACGACTTGATGAATATTAGCCATACGATTGATTAATTTTTCGATTACTTCTTTGGTATAGCCTGTTTCATCAGACATCTGCTTTTTGCTTATCTCATAGCAACCGCATAAATTTGTATGTGGATTTGTCATAAGGTACAGGAAGAAATATCTGTCCTCGGGTGTGAAATCATCAATAACTTTTGCATCTGTCCAAAATGATAATTGTATATTCCTTGATAATGCCATTTATTCACCTTATCCTTTCTCACCATATTCAAATCTTGCTTGCCTTGCCGCATCATAACAGGAGTTTAAATATTCAATACTTTCTGCAAGATCAATAAAATCAGCGAAACTGTCTTCGCTTAATCGCTCACTTAATTTTTTATCATGAACACCATTTAATAATTCCGTTAAATCCCGTTCCATTTGCGGTAGCATATACTGTATGTACCTATCTACCAAAAAGCTTTGTATTTCTAGTTTAAAAATATCAGTTTCAAATTCAGAACAAGGTGTGATGCAAGCGAGCGTCATTATTCTCGTTTCATAAAATGTGCTGTAATATATAACAGGAAAATGGTATACATCAACGCTTGATTTTTGGGGAATGTTCCCTAATATGAGCAATTTATCAATCCCATGACTTACGAACATACTTGCTCTCTCAATATCTTCAAATGCATTATCTCTTGGCGGTTTTACCTCGACATAATAATCATATTCGGGTAAATAAAAATCGGGCAAATACCTTGTTCCATCTTCTAATTCAAATCCCTGTGGCTCATACTCATACTTTATATGTGCATGGTCGAAAAATACCGCCCATCGTGCTTCTAATCGGCTTCTAAATCTGTAACCGTTGTAATGTGTTTCTATCGCTTTATACTCCATAAAAACCACCTTTTTGTAATAAAAAACCGCTATACACGTAAACTTCCCCTTTACATGTACAACGGTTAATTACCTACGCCTATTCAATTTTCCGCTCCTATTCAATAGGGGAAGTATTGAACAGGCGTTATTCTTGGGACTCCTTTATTATACTACTGTTTGCCCATTTTGTACATAGTAGGTTCTTTTATTTCATATCCACATTAATTTCCTCATATTCCTTTATTTTTGTCATCGCTTCGGATGCAGACATCTTTGTCACAACAGTGTAAAAATCTGTATTGCCAAATACATTAGAAAATACGTCGCTGTACAATAGCCTTTCCATCTTACCGACACACTCCCAGGCGTCATTTATCCCACTCTTGTAGCCTTTATCATAGGCAGCTTCGATGCATGTTAATGCCTGTGTTTTTAATCCATCTAAATTACGTGTTCCGCTCATTCTTCCACCTCATATTTTTTTATTTCAATTTCGGTTCTTGGATTTTGCTTATCATACAGGACTCGCGAACCGTCCATAGATGCAACGATATTGCTGTTATCGTCTGCAAGGATTCCATACGCTACCAACAAATCCAAACTGGATTGTAAAAGGTTCGTGAGATCTACACGCCGTTTTGTCGGCATATAATACTTGCAACATACGTTTACTCGGTCTTTGATGTTCTGATGCGCATACGGCAGCAGGAACGGCGCACAGTCCTTTTCATACTTCCGATACTGTTTTGATGGAATTACAATCGGCTTTCCGTGTACTCTGATGATCTGCTGATGCGTTTTCTTTGTTACTGGGATAATACCTATTACAATCTTCATAAATAATTTCTCCCGTATCTTTGTATAAAATCCTCGATGGATTTATTGTAATGCTCTAGCCATGTTTTTTCTGCAAGCTGTTGTAATTCTTCTTTGTGTTCTCCGTGTCGATGTAGCATAACATGATGGTAATTGCACAAATGAACCGTCAATCCGTCCTGATCTGCTAGTTTTCTTTTGGCTGTTCCAAATATCATGTGATGGACCTCTGTTCCATAATTAGGACAACCAAGCTGCTTACATAAAAAACAATATTCATCATCGCCGTTAATTATGCTTTTCGCCATGTTCTTTACCCCATAATTCTTGCATGTGAGCAATTTCATTCGGCGTCGCTGTTTCGATACCCTGCGCCTTACATTCTTCTATTGTTCCGTTTAAAAGCAACGCAAATTCTTGCGTATTGTATGTGTGCGACCCACGATATATGCGGTAAAAATAAACTTCCTTACCGTTTTCAGTGTCTATCTTCACGCAACTTGTATGCACTGTTTCTAATTCCTGCATGTACTCAACAGGGGCATTTGTTTTATATATCATCTGTTCACCGTTAATATATTCAATCTGCCCATAGCTTGAAATTAAATGATTTTTACAGGAATTAAACGAAATATTTAGCTTTTGGCGTAATAAATCGACTAATTTGTGAAAATAGGCGTTAGAATCCAATGACCTATGTTTTTTCTCTTTATATTCCTCTAGCACCCAAGTTTTGTCCTTGGGTGCATCCATGAGGAACATGATTAAATCTTTACTTGTTCCCTGCATT